GCGGACACTATTGGACTCGTATGTGAAACCATCGCAGCAAATCAGGAGGGGTTTATTATTACCGTTGGGCAGCTGCTCGATGTGAACACTACCGGTTCCTTGCAAGGTGAAACATGGGCGGATGGTGATGTGCTTTACTTGTCACCAACTACGGCAGGGAATTTAACAAACATAAAGCCTAACGGATCAACCGGCCACATTGTTGTTATTGGTTACGTGGAATACGCGCACGCTATTCATGGGTCGATATATGTAAAAATTATGAACGGCTGGGAGCTTGACGAGCTGCATAACGTTTATATAAGTTCTGTTGCAAATAATCAGGTGCTAACTTATGAAAGTGCTACAGACCTTTGGAAGAATAAATCAATCGCTACCGCACTTGGTTACACACCTGCCAACGATAGCCTTGTCATGCATTTAGCAGGAACAGAAACGGCAACAGGGGTTAAAACGTTTAGTATAGGGCTTGCAACTACGACAGGGGATAATTTCATGAATACCTCAAGCGGTAATAGCTATGTAGGTTATTCAGCTGTTGCGGCTTCTCCATTAAAGTTTAACGTTAAGGATGCAATTCGCGTTGAATATACAGCTAATAGATTTGTAGATATTAAAGTAAACCCTTCGCTAAGTGATTACGCTTATATACAAGCAAGTAATACCACTGGTTTTTCTATAGTATCAAGTGGTACATTATTTCTCCGTCCTAACGATGCTTCAAATACTATTTATTTTGGATCGTATTTAATTCAAAAGGATATTACAGCATCTGGTTTATATGGTTCAACAAGTGTTACAGGACGCGGTTTTGAAATGTCAACAAACGTTCCTTTTGTTGTAAAATCAAGCATTGATTCAGGTGGGGGCACAATTGGTGCATTTACATTTCATGGCACAGATAGTGCTAATTTCTTGCATCGTGTGACTGGTTCAACAGCGGCTATCCATACAATTAAAACAACCGGCCAACTTCAACTACATAACTACACAACTACAACATCCTTCACCGGCACTGTCGCAGGACTGTTAGGCTTCGACTCAAGTGGAAACATCATTACCACTTCAGCAAGCGGCGGAATCTCAGGAAGCGGCACAGCAGGGCAGGTGACCTATTGGAGCGGAACAAGTGCGGTTACGGGGAGTAGTAATTTATTTTGGGATAATACGAATAATAGGTTAGGAGTGAATACGACAACTCCGACCGCAGGGTTGCAAATTAATGGAGCTAATGATTTATTATTTTTAAATGGAGCAGGTGCAAGAACTACTTTAAAGTTAGGAGCTTTATCAAGTGGGTATACTGAAGTAGTCGGTAATGGAACGAATTTTTACTTTACAACTACAACAAATACAAATATTAGTTTTGTTACAAATAACGTTGATAGATTTCGTTTATTTGGATCAACCGGAAATGTACTTATCCAAAATGGAGGCACATTCACCGATGCAGGTTATCGCCTCGACATCAACGGCACAGGTGCGACAGCTGGCGCGCTGAGGGTGACGGGGGGACTCAGTTTATTTCAAGGTGGTAAGATGACTATTGCAGCGTGTACAACATCATACGCATCGTTAAACATTCCAAGCGGTACAGCTCCGACAAGTCCTGCAAACGGAGATATGTGGTTTGATGGTACTAACATTTACATCCGCGTAGGCGGTTCTACTAAAACATTTACACTCATATAATATGGTAAACATCACACTTAAAGTCAAGTACTTTTATCTTATCGCAGCGGATTTGCAATACAATCCTGCTTTTTTCAGTCAGACAACAAATAACGCTATCAGCCTCGCTACAGGTGGTAAATTGGAAGATGATGATGCATCTATCGACATTGATGTTGCAATGTTCGTCAGTGTATTCCAAACTTTGTCACAGAAGCCTGAGGGACAGTACAATCGTTGTAACTCTGAGATGATGGCACAATTGGAACCTCAGATTCAAGCAGGGGTACAAAGTGGTAATCCTGAGTGGATATCCCTTGCAACTCAAGTAGAATCAATCCGTAATACTAACTGGGCTGTAGCCGATAATCAGATTGCAAGTGGAAAAACTTTTATCGATAGTATCTAACGTTGTACTGCTGATAGTAACCATACTACTATCAGCGGTACTTTTTCCAATTGGTTTTATTTGGACGTTAATAGCTTCCAAACGTGTATACCTATACCTATACGTTATCGCTTACTCCATCGACCAAATGGGCAATGTTGTTTGTGCTTATATGTTCAATAGGCTGATAGTCCGCGCGGAGGTATTCGGCAACCCAGACGAAACGATTTCATCCGTTATGTACCAAAATAAGCACAGACTAACGATGGCTGGTAAAGCGTTGTATTGGCTGATTGAAAAAATAGATACCGGGCATTTTGAAGAGGCGTTCAAAGATGAGAAAAAACAATGGTGAAAAAACGCTATTTTTAACGTGAAAACACGACCGAAAAACATATATTAAACATTAATTTTACAACCATGAATTTGAAACTGCACGAATTAGTTGGGTTACACTATGAACTAAACGGAATTAAAGACCACAGCAAGGGCTTGATTGCTCAGAAGATGAGCATGAAAATGAAGATATTTCTGCATCGGATCAGCAAGATGACAGCTGAGGAAAACAAGACTTATGAAGAGCAACGGTTGGAGCTTTACAAAAAGTACGGAGAGGAGAAAGATAATAGCGTGGTACTTGATCCAAAGAACATAGTAGCCTTTAACAAAGATCACGAAGACCTATTAATGGCTGAAAAGGAAGTGGATACGAAGCCATTTTGGGGAGAAGCTAACATCGTTGAGTTATTTGAGCAAATTGAAACGGATGAATATTATCCAATATTTATTAAACTAATAGGAATTTAAACTATGGAGCTGTCGCAAGTTATTTCGGTGCTGTCACTACTTGGTGGAATAGTTGCAGTTTGGGTGAACACTCAGACTAAACTTAAAGAGGTGGAAATTAAATTGATGAGCTTAGAGAAGCAGCTGGATAATACTATTAACCAAGATAACAGGATTGAGGAAAAACTCGACACTATTTTTTCCAAGTTAGAGAAAATACAGATACAGCTCCAAAATAAACAAGACAGGCCATGAAACAAATCATTACGGACATCAACGGCAGCTTATCGAGTAAGCGAGTGGTAATGTTTGTGCTGCTTTTCATGTTTATTGCTCACTGCATTACAAACCTGGTTACCGGTAAAGCACTAAGTCCAACGATATCCGACCAATTGTACTATATGCTTATTTGGGTAAGTGGTACCGTGTTTGGTGAGCAGGTTACAAACCTATTTAAAAAATGAGGTACTTATTTATTTTATTTCTTGCAAGCTGTACAACACAAAGCAAGGTAACTGCATGGCTCGAAAAACATCCAATAGAGGCCGCGACCTATTGCTCAGATAAATTTCCGCCAATTATTACAATAGACACAATCACGACTACAGACACTGTAACAAACCTTGAGGCTATCATTTATACAGATAGCCTCTATTTTTATACCAACGACACTATCTACAAAGTAATAAGAGACAAAATAAAGCCATGTGTCAACAAGACCATAACAATACAAACAACTGTAATAGATAGCGCAAAGGTGGTGGCACTAAGTGGCAAATTAGCTATTGTACAGAAAGATTTGAACGATGCGCTTAACAGTCGTAATAAATGGCGGAAGTGGTTTTTCATTATTATATTAATAGCTACAATTTTGATGATAATAAAAACAAAAATATGAGATACAACGAATTCGCTGCTTTTTTAGCCGGTATAATATTGTGCGCAATTGGTGCAGTATTATTTGCGTGGAGCGATTACACACCTGACGGTGACTTTGGAAGGAAGTTGGAAGTGGCCGGTTATATCATGTTTATCCCAGGTGTACTAAGCCTTATTTCCATGTTTGTATTCGGTAGAAAAACCAATAATAATGGGTAGTCTTATTTTGGTAATATTTGCGGCTATCTTCAGCGCCATCATGGATACGTTGGAGAATGAGAATTTTTACAGCTCATGGTTCGGCAATCTAAATGAGCGATTCTGGTACAAGCGGACTTCGTGGAAGTATGCAAAGAAAATAGTAGGCTACAAAGTTGATGCATGGCACCTTGCAAAGTCCTGCATGATTGTTTGTCTATTGCTCGCCATTGTTTGCTTTCATGGTCACTGGGGATGGTTCATTGCTTACGGTGTATTTTGGAATGTAACTTTTAATGTAGTGTATGGTTGGATTAATGAGTGAACCAGGGCCTCGCCATTTGCTCAAGGCCATCGAGCTATTAGGTGTTAAGGAAGTCATAGGCCCTAAGCATAATCCTGTCATTATGGGATGGGCGCGCGAGTTGAACTTGACCCAATACAACGCGGATGAAATTCCTTGGTGTGGCTTGTTTATGGCAGTAATCATGAAACGCGCGGATCGTATACCGGCTAAGAATCCACTATGGGCTCTTAGTTGGGCTGATTGGGGAGTACCGGTGGTTGAGCCGATGCTTGGCGATGTCCTAACTTTCAAGCGTGAAGGAGGCGGCCATGTCGGACTGTATGTGTATGAAACTGCCACTACATACGGAGTCCTTGGAGGAAATCAGGGTAATGCGGTAAGCATTGTAGAGATAGCAAAAAACAGATTATATAAACCTAGAAGGCCAGCATACACCTTGCAGCCGTTGAACGTTCGAAAAATATTTAAGGATAGTACTGGGTTAGTAAGTAAAAATGAAGCGTGAAGGATTAAGCCGAAAAGGGCTGTAATTATTAGCTAACAATAGCAACCTATGGGAGCTGAAATTAGCTTGACTTAGCAGTTTTCTCATTTTCGGTCGTTCCCCTGGGATGTTTATCCTGGGGGTTTTTTATGTCCATAAAAAAAAACTTTAAAATAATTTTGATTATTTAAATAAAGGTTTATATATTTGTTTAACAAAACACCTATAACACATGACACACACACAAATCACTATCACACCAGCAGGACATGGCCACTACATCGTTACATCTATGGCATGGGGCAAAGCTCACAGCGTTAAAACTAACGATATGGAGCTGATTGACCTTTACAAATCTAAATGCCGCGGATGGAAGACTGCTGAAAAACAGCTTCGCGATAAAGTGCTATTCGATTACAAAACCAAACATAAATGACAAAAAAATTTAAAGAAGAAACTCTTTTGAAAATTAGGCGTGAATTTTCAGAAAAAGAAAAGTATAATATTTTAATGCAGGACTATTTTAATATGATTAAAATTATAGAATCATATAAATTGATGGAACAAAAATTTATAGCATATAAAGAACAACATAGGCAATTGGCAGAAAAGCACAGTAAATTAAAAAATAGTATTAAAAATTTAAACACTAAACGTTATCAAATACAATAAATGACCAAAGCAAAACCAGGGCGTAAAAAATCTCCCTACAAAATGAAAGTTGTTTCATTCTACATTAGAAAAGAGTGGGAAAAAGAAGTACGTGAACTAATTAAAAAATTCAAAGATGACAGAACTGCTAAAGAAAGTAATTAACGACCTGCAAGACCGTGAAGCGCGCGGAATTGAAAAGTACGGTACTACTATGGATAGAACCGACCTTAAACAAAAAGACTGGCAGCAGCACTTGTATGAGGAGCTGTTAGATGCGGCATTGTATTGCAAAAAAATGCAAGAGCCATCTATTGCCGTGAAGGCTTGCGAAGAATTCGGGTCTAAGCCTCAAATTATCAAAGCCATCGAAGAAATGGCGGAACTAAGCAAAGAGCTTGCAAAGGAGTTAAATGATAACGGCAACGAAGATAACATTCGTGAAGAAATAGCGGACGTGCTAATCATGATGGAACAGATGGTTTTCCTGTTCGATGTCAAAAATGAGATAGCCAAGTGGCGCGAAAACAAACTGTTTAAACTTGCAAAACTCATCGAAGATGCTAAATGAATTTGTACCATACGAAATAGCATTAGAACTTATAGAGTTGGGTTTTGATGAATCATGTCTTGCATTTTATAATGGTAAATTTTTAGAACCAATAAACTATGATTTTGATGATTGCTTAAAAAAAGATATTGGTAGATGCTATGTAGCACCACTATACCAACAAGCCTTCAAATTTTTAAGAGAAAAGTTAAATATGTTTTTAGTTATTGACCGCCATTACAAAGATGGAAAATATAAATATATTTATTACATCTACGACGGGACTACCAAAGTGCATAGTTGCAAGTATGATACTTTTGATAAGGCTCAATATCATTGCCTACATCATGCAATAAATAATTATAAGGATTACGAAGAACATAAAAGAATTAATAAAATAAACATCCAAGATGCTGAAAATTAGCTTTATCCTATCACTGTGCGCCTTCGTTGGCGTGCTGGTACTTGCTAAAATAGTCGATAACGAAATAAAACGATTGAAATGAAAACCTGTATTCGCTGCAATAAAATAAAGGACTACGAACGCTACCAAGTGGCTCCACAAAATAAAGATGGTTATTCATCGACTTGCTACGATTGTGTGGCACATGAGCGAAATAGCCGAAAATATAACGGAGCTACCAAGGTTTGTGTAGTGTGCAAGATAGACCGCTCGCTGGCAAGTTACTACGGCAAAAGCGAAAACAAGCGCGATATCTGTATAACGTGCAGCAATAAGGCCATCCAGGATAAGCGCGATAGTTCTATTTTTTTTGAACATGATCCATATTACAAATTCTAAGCATGAATATTATTAATTTCAGCGGAGGCCGTACAAGCGCTTATATGACCAAGCGATTGATTGATGAAGGATTAACTAATTACATCGTTTGCTTCCAAAATACAGGCAAGGAGATGCCTCAGACCTTGGATTTCATTAATGAATGTGACAAGCGATGGAATTTAAATATTGTATGGCTGGAATATCGTAAGCCCAATAGTTTTGAAATAGTTAATTACGAAACAGCTTCGAGAGATGGAAGGCCGTTCGCTGAGTTAATAGAACATAAAAAAGGAGCTTTACCAAATGTAATGATGCGCTTTTGTACAATAGAGCTAAAAATTAAAACACTGCACAGATATTTAAAAAGTATTGGAGTAGTTGATTATGACATCTACAACGGAATAAGATACGATGAACCTAAACGATGGAGTAAAGATAGACGTGAAAACATTTATTTACCTCTTGTCGGATGGAAAGTAAAAAAGTCTGATGTGCTTAATTTTTGGAGTCAACAAGACTTTGACCTGCAAATAAATGAACCGTTTGGAAACTGCGATGGTTGTTTTTTGAAGGGCAAAGGTAAGTTGATACAGATTGAAAAAAAACTTCCAGGTACATTAAACTGGTGGGCTGATTTGGAAGAAAGAGCAACATTTAAGAAGGAAATAAGCTATAAACAACTAATTAATAACGCAAAACAAGATTTACAATTATTCGATGAAGACCCATCTTTCGAATGCTTTTGTAATATTGATTAACATGAACAGTACTTCACTCGTTGCCTTCCTGCACAACGTAAAAAAAGCCAAGGAATTTGCGGAGGACTTCAATCGGGCATTGAAGAAACCTATTTTGAAGAACTACATCAACCGGCTTGATTATATCTTGAACGACTTCAAAAGCTCTATATTATTCCCAGACGATGTGCGCAATGCCGTCCGGGATGAGATTGAAAGTGATGTGCTGGTAGTGGATGCGATTGTTGACCGGATAAGGCTATTGAATCCACCACAGCGTGAAGTGATTGAGATGATTATGGACAAGATAATAGCAGGGGAGGAAATATTATTTGTGGATAGTGAACAGGTAAGCTCATGAATTTAGGCATATTTGATTGTTCGACAGGTATTATAAACATATTGTATAATGATGCAATAAAGAATATTTCTGTAAGGACAAGTACAATAAAGGATATTTTATTGATTGATAAATTGCAAAAAGAAAATAGCTATGCTGTTGGCTTTATTCAAAAAACAATCTGGGATAAATATGTTTTTGGAGGTGAGCGTAATTTTGTTGTATTAATATGTGAAGCAAATAATGATGCTGTAGGATACGTTTTAATTACACCAGGTAAAGGCCCATTGACATATGGAAAGATTCAACAGATAGCAGTTAGGAACGATGCAAGAAGGTTGTATTATGGCACAGCTTTATTAGACGTTTGTAAACAATTTTGTGAAAAGTTCAATCGGAGAGGATTTACTTTAAGGTGCAGAACTGATTTAGAATCCAATAAATTTTGGAAATCACTTGGGTTCGAAAATTATGCTACATGGGAAAAGGGTAAAATTAATCATGTAGGATTCAAAGCATCGAATGACATAAACTTATGGAAGATTGAACTAAATAAAAATATTTTGACTTTATTCTAATATTATTTGGCTAATTAAATAAACCTTTATAAATTTACAATCTAAACTATAACACATGAAAAAAAACGAAAACATCCAGTGGAAATTCGAGGTAGAACCCGAATACAATCCAACACGCAGAGACATCGCTTTACTCATAGCAGCAGCTTTGCTGGTAATTATTGGTTTATGCATTTAATAGTTCCGCTCTGCATATTATTAGTAGGTGGCCTAATAATAACACATAAAGAGCTAACTGATGATAACTGAATCCACCATTCACCAACTTATCGGTGATTACACCCTTAAGTTCCTGCGCACTCCAAAAAAAATCATTATCAACTCTGAGCATTACGTTATTCTACCAGAATCAATAAAAACAAGGTTTGCAGGCTTGTTTGAGCTATCATATTTTTTACCTTATAATCAATTAGAAACTGTATGAAAAAATACCTATTTGTATCAAAAAACAGCGGAGCAGCTGTTATAACAGCGGAAGATGACCACAAAGCATATTTGAAGTTAGTATTGCTTTACCCAACCTGGGCCTGGACTTATGAATACCTTGGCACAGTTGAAAATATTACCATTATAAATTAAACACATGAAACAAGAAATTGTAAAAAGCGCGCAAGATGCGCTAAGTATTGGCGAAGTATTTTTTCGCTCCGGTTTGTTCTCTGACATCAAAAGCGTACATCAAGCCGTTGTAAAAATTATTGCAGGCCAAGAAATGGGCATCAGCCCTATGGCCGCAATGAATGGCATCCACATCATCCAAGGTAAGCCAGTAGTTGGTGCTGGCTTGATGGCTGCCAGGGTTAAGAGCTTTGGCAAGTACGACTATAACATCATTGAACACGATGACAAGCAATGTATAATCGAGTTCAAACAGGGCAATAAAACGTTGGGTACAAGCACCTTCACCATCGAAGATGCCAAGAAGGCCGGTACTAAGAACTTAGATAAGTTTCCGCGCAATATGTTATTCGCAAGGGCAATGTCCAACGGTGTGAAGTGGTACACACCTGACATCTACGAGCAGCCGGTCTATGTACCTGAGGAGATGGACTTTGCTGAAGCTAAGCCTGAAATAACCGAGGCACAGTACAAAAAAGCCATTGAACGCATTAATGCTGGAGATTTAGAAGTGGCTCAAAAGTGCATAGATTCCTTTAGCCTGACAGCTGATCAAAAGCAAGCACTTGAAAATTTAGCCGCAGCCGTACACAATCATGGCGGTGAAGTAACCTTTGAAATCGAAGCCGAATGAATCAGGAAATAACAGTAAACGATAAAGTGCTGCTGATTCGGGATGAATCATGCAGCCTCACAGCTGAGAGGATGCCTGGCAATGTTGTCGGCATTACAATAGTATCCGATATTGAAGAAGGATTCTTTGCGCTATCGGATGATGCAGCCATGATTTTATCTATATTTGTTAAACCTAAATTATAACACATGAGTGAACTAACCACCACAAGCGCACTTGCGCTATTTTACACAAACAAAGAAGAGCGCAGCTATTTCGTGCGCGATGTTATCAATCGCATCACTGAAGGCAATGAAGATCCTGAGAAAGTACTTATCACCTTGAAGTGCATGGAGGAAATTATTAAGTCCATCACTTCCAACAAAGATTTCAAGGATGCAGTGATAACTGAGGCCAGCAAGTACGGAAAAAAGCATGAGAGATTCAACGCTACATTAGACATCCGGGAAAGTGGTGTGCGGTACGATTATAGCAAGTGCGGAGATTTGGAGTTGCTGGCACTATACACGCAATTAGATGCGATTAATGAGCAAATAAAAAAGCGTGAGGCATTTATTAAGACAATCCCGATTGAAGGTCTGGAAGTGCTGCAATCGGAGACCGGGGAAATAATTACTATCTATCCGCCATCTAAAACAAGCACCACCACTGTTGCGGTGACGTTGAAGTAAATTAATTGGTATAGGCGCATCAACTTCCATTAGACATAGAACGCTGACAGCTCGGAAAGACGGCAACTTTTAAAGGTGGCAAATTCGCTACTGTTAAACCATCTGGAATTTCCGGATAGTTCAATATAAACTTGGTTCTGTGCTATCTCAAGTACAGAAGGTAGTCAACTTCCTTAAACAATAGTTGAACAGTCAGGTGGCGGAATTGGTAGACGTATTAACTCACTGAGATGACTTCAATTCGAGAAAAGATTTGCAGGTTCGAATCCTGTCCTGACTGCAATGCAAGGCCAAGTATATAGGCAACGCTTGATGATTGCTACGGTACGTTATTCACGGCACGGAATATGACAGCTCGGAAAGACGAGCATAATAATCGGGTGGAGGATAGTTTAAAGGGAATAAAAAGAGGAAGCCCGATTAGGACATCTTCTATCCTCTCCTGATTACTAAACGAACCATCCGGGATTCCGGACAGTTGAAACCATTTCGTTAATGTCAACGATATGATAAATTTATAATATGAACACACAACAAGGATTAACTAAGCGTGAGTACTTTGCAGCTCATGTAATTATTTCTTTTGAGTATACAAATGAAGTACTTAAATATAATTATCCTGAAAGAAATGGAAATTTTTCTATTGATGAATTATTAGAATGTCAAGCTAAATTGATAGTAAGAGCAGCTGATGCACTAATTAAAGAATTAAATGAACAAATATGACAGCAAAACAAAAAGCAATAGAACTAATTAATAATTACAATTTAGTTGTTTTAGATACTGCACTTGGAGGAAGTAATAGAAGAGTTAAAAAATGCGCATTGATTGCGGTTAATGAAATATTATCAGTTAATTGGCAATCACAAGAAGATGTAGACTATTGGAAACAAGTCAAACAAGAAATAGAAAAATTATAACATTGCGGGATGGCGGAAGGATCGGGTTACCCGGTCGCGGTAGACGCACCGACACAAGTAAGAGGGGAACAGGCTAATCGATAATCCTGTTCATGCAGGTTCGAATCCTGCTCCCACAACTAACCCTCACTCGCTGGGTAACGCGGGCTTTAAATTTTATGAATACTTTTTTTAACGCAGGACTTAACCTGTCGAAGATTCCCAAGGAAGCCATTACTACCGACAAAAACGGCAACAAGTGGCTGAATGTTACTATTTGGTTAAACGAATCCGTTGACCAGTATGGAAACAGTGGCAGCATCCAAATTAATCAAAGCAAAGAGCAGCGCGATGCTAAAGCTCCAAAGGTGTATATTGGTAACTTAAAGGCACCTGAGAAAAAGCAGCAAGAACAGACTTTTATAAGTGGAAGTAAGTTCGATACAGAATCTTTGCCATTTTAACTTTTCATGTGGTTATATAGGTAAACAGGCGGCCCGTTTCTACGGGCTGCAATTTAAAACACAACAATATGAAAATAACCGCCAAGTGGATTAAGTGCAGAAACTGCTTTAAACTATTCACACAAACAATTGCAGGCCGCAAGGAATCCCTTCCCATCTGTCCACATTGCTACACAATAAACAGAAAACAATGCAACAGAAATACTACGACATCGACAAGTTCGGCATCGTCCGAATCTACAAATTCAAAGGGGTAATGTTTGAAGCTCATTGGGGAGAGTTCATCAACAAGGAGCATCTCTTTACCTGGCTTAAATCACGCTCATGGGTGAAGCCATCGACCTTGAATGATATTTACTTTGATATCCTTAAGCTGACAGATAATCATCTTAAACTTGCATCTAATTACTATGATAAAAGACAGATACCTACAGGCGCATGAAAATTATTTTAAGGAGCAATATCCCAATGCTTACAGAAACGGGCATTACACAGCTCCTAAGATGCCCATAGTGGCCAAGGCAAACGGACTGACTACCTTCATCATTAATTATTTGACATGGCAAGGATTCAGGGCAACAAGGATTAACGTTAGTGGTAGGTTAGTAGATGGTGTTGAACGTACAGTATCAGGTGCTGAATTAAGAATTAAAAAGTGGATGAAAAGCAGTACAAGGAAAGGTACTGCTGATATTAGTGCAACAATCAACGGAAGATCTGTAATGATTGAAATAAAGGTAGGACGTGATCGTCCATCTGAAAATCAACTACTTGAACAGATGAGAGAACGTAAAGCTGGAGGTATATATGAATTTTGTAGTAGTCCTGAAGATTTTTTTATACTTTACGATAAAATAGTAAATTTATATTGTCAGAGGTAGAAGTCTGATAAAATAACCTAATTTCAAAGCCTGAAGGGGCGATGCTGTCGGCTGCAAGTGTAGCCACTTCTACCAGCGTCAATCCTTCGGGTTTTTTAATTTTAAAAATATGTTAGTATCAATTTACAAAAATACATTTGACTCAGCTTCACAAGTGACTGAGGATATTATGGCGATCCTATCAGGCATAAAGACTGGCCGTTGGCAAGATTATTGCTTACCTGTTATGCAGGAAACTGATAAAAATAAAAGAGATTATTTAAAAAAGAAAGCTCCAGGATTTACTGCAAGTGGTAAATTTTCACATCGTTCAAGCGCAAAATTAACTGAGCATAGTAATTTAATAGCTATAGACTTTGACGGTGTTAATGACATAAATAAGATAATTGAAGTACTTAAAAAAGACCAATATACTTTTGCAGTTTATAAATCTATTTCTCACCGTGGTATTTGTTGCCTTGTTAAAATTGATGGTAGCAAGCACTTGGATGCATTTCATGGATTATCTCAATATTACTTTGATCTCCTAAATCTAAACATTGACCAGTCTTGCAAAGATACTTCAAGGCTTAGGTATGTGTCTTTTGATCCTGATTTGTACTTAAATCAGAACTCTAAATTGTTCAATAAGTATCTTAAAAAAGACCAGGCACAGAATGATAAGCTCACTGAATCTATCCAAATTGTCCACTCAGATGAGCGATTTGGTAGGGTAGTCAATAGCATTGTAGATAAACAAATTGATATCACAGGATCCTATCCACAGTGGGTAGCTATTGGTTTTGCCATAGCTTCAAAGTATGGTGAGCATGGCAAAGAATATTACATCGACATTAGCCAATTTTCGAGTCTTTACAACAAAGATATCTGTTCAAGCCAATATGACCTTTGTTGCAGGCCTTGGAACGGAGACAAGCGCGTGAGCATTAATACTTTCTATTATCATGCTAAACGAAACGGTATTGAAGTCACCACTGAGGAAGAAGAAAAGCAAATCAAAGCGGCACATATTGCACGGGATACCGGACTTAGCATTGAGGATGCTATTTCCATGCTTGAGAATGATGGGGTACTACCAGACGTCCAAATTGTAGAGCAAGCCTTCAAACAACCAAAACAAGACCAGCCTAAGAATAACAAACTCGATATTGAATCCGTTAAGTTTTTTCTGAAACGATACAATATCAAGAAAAACGAACTTACCCGAAGATATGAGTGGAACGGTGTGGAAATGACAACGGAGGACTTCAATACCATTTATCTGGATGCAAAAAAGATGTTTGAAAAGCTATCCAACGAACTATTTTTAACGATTCTTTACAGCCACTTTACTAAAACATACAATCCAATAAAGGAATATTTTTACAGCTTGCAATGGGATGGAACTGATAGGATTAAGCCACTTGTTGAATCTATTACCTCAGATACCGGCAATGCAATATTCAGGTATACAGCTGTCAGATCTTGGCTATTGGGAATCATTGAATCCATCTTCCAACAAACACCTAATATTCTACAGCTAATTTTGGCCGGTAAACAAAATACGGGCAAATCGGTATTTTTCAAACAATTGCTTCCTGAACAGCTCAAACGATACTTAGCATTATCACAGCTCGATAGTGGCAAGGATGATGAAATATTGATGTGCGAAAAGCTAATTATATTGGATGATGAATACAGTGGGAAATCAAAAGACGATGCCCGTAAAATCAAGAGACTCCTATCAGCTCCCTATTTTAATCTTCGTGAGCCATACGGTCGTCAAAACGTAACCATGCGAAGGCTGGCATCACTTTGCGCCACAACCAACGAAACTGAAATATTAAACGATGTGACAGGTAACCGTAGAAACTTAGTGCTTGAAGTAACCGGCAAGTTTGATTTTAAAAAATACAACGAAATCGACAAAGAACAGTTATTTGTCCAATTGTACAGATTGCACCTTGATGGCTTTACCTCTGAACTAAATCAAGCCATGATTGATCAAATACAAGAATTTACACACGGTAGGAACTCTGAACCAAATAGAGAGTTTGAGGCACTCGATCACTTTTTCTACGAACCAGGTATTTGGGATGGGGTAAGTTACCTCACCAACACTGAAATATTGGCAATTGTCTACTCAGGATGGAAAATGAACCTTTCTCAGCGCAAATTAGGCATGGTTATGAAAGAGCTTGGATATTCAAGAATTAAGCAAAAAGGCATCTATAAGTACAAAATACAGCCCAAAATGCTTCAAATCGGGTAAGATGGGTAAGATAGGGTAAGATAAAAAAAATCTATCTTACCCGCTGAAATGCACGCCCAATATAGGTTACAGACGATAGGGTAAGATAGGTAAGATATTTATATATAAAAAGGTATAGAATATATATAGTAGTAGTGTATATAGAGGGGTATATATTTTGTAATAGTTTTGAGCCATTTTTTCGCTATCTTACCCTACCCTATCTTATCTTTGAACTATGTTTAAAAAATTACTAAAGTGGCTTGGTATTATAAAACCAGAACCAACAGTGCAACAAGGCCAGGTTACTGAAAATTAATTTGGTAAAATATTTGTTTTTAATGTAGTTTTGTTGTATGGCTTACGACAGGGATAAGATATTGAACAAATGTATAGAGGCCATCAAGAAGAACAAACTTGTTTTTTTTGATGAGATTTCGCAATATGTGGAGCCTACAAGGTCATGTTTGTATCAGTGGGAATTTGAAAAATTGGACGTAATAAAAGAAGCCCTTGAAGATAATAGGGTAGCGCATAAGTCAATAATGCGTAATAGGTGGATTCAAAGCGACCAACCTACCCTACAGATTGCTGCCTACAAACTAATGGCTTCGGACGAAGAATTTGAGCGACTTACACTGCAACAAATAAACTCAAACAACAACACTACCCTAAGCGGTGGTATCACCTTAGAAATAGACAATGACTGCGAGCCTATCAAAGCGGTTTAAGGTTACGCCAGTTTATACGGCAAACTATCGGGCTTTAAAGGAGTCTGAAAAGCGGTATATTGTCAACGAAGGCGGCACAAGATCAGGTAAAACTTACTCAACTGTTCAGGTGCTAATAACCTGGGCAAGTAATGTTCCTAAGCAAAAAATAACAATTGTAAGCCGTTCCCTGCCACACCTCAAATCTGGAGCCCTTAGGGACTTTTTAGAAATCATGGATATTTGGGGATTGTATAGTGAGGCAAATCATAATAAGACTGACCAAATCTATACTTTTAAAAATAAGTCTTATATAGAGTTTGTTGGTTTGGAAGATCCTGATAAGGCCCGCGGCCCTGGTCGCGATTTACTTTATGTCAACGAAGCTAACATGATTAGCAAAGCCTTGTTTGACCAGCTCGACATGAGGACAAGGAACAAAGTAATTATAGACCTTAACCCTTCTGATTTCGATGTCTGGTGCTACCACATCGCAGACGGAAACGATGCCATCAAGATACACAGCACTTACCGAAACAACCTGAGTAATCTTCCACAAAAGCAAATTGAGGTTATTGAATCATACCGTGATGCTGACCCTCTCATGTGGCAGGTGTTTGGTCTTGGGCTTCGTGGTACCTCACAGGAACAAATTTACACGCATTGGAAAGTTACAGACGAACTACCGGACAAAGGTTCTGTTTGCTATGGTCTGGACTTTGGTTACAACGTACCCTCTGCGCTTGTAAAGATTGAAACCTACGAAGGTGCCAACTATGCTGAGGAAATAATCTACCAAACGAAGCTTACAACGGGTGACTTAATAGAAAAATTGAAATCAATAGGCATTAATAGGGCGGATGTAATTTATTGTGATGCCGCGGAGCCTAAAACTATTGAAGAGCTAACAAGGGCAGGATTCAACGCGAAGCCAGCGCATAAGGATGTAACCGAAGGAATCCGAAAAGTGAAATCAATGCCGCTTTACATTACCAGGAATTCGGAGAACCTGATAAAGGAACTTAAGACCTATAAGTGGAAAACTGATAAAAACGGAAAGGTATTGGACGAACCTGTTAAAGAAAATGACCATATCAGCGATGCGCTTAGATATGCTATCTTTACATCACAGGGACAGTTTAAATTTAAAATATTAGTTGGGTGAACAGTATACAAAAGGCGGTAGCCAAATTATTTAACATCAAACAAGCCCTTCCAACCGGGAGCGGCTCTTATGCATACGTTAACGGCTCCCTTGTTTGGATGGCTGATACCTCCGAAAACTACATTCGTAACGGCTACGGTGCTAACGATATTGTTTACTCTGCTATTAACCTGGTAACTGAAAAAGCAAGGATGCCCGAATGGGAACTTTACAAAGTGGTGGACGAAGCAGCTATGAAGCAATATAAGGCCGCTTTATCCGCTAAAGACTACAAACAGGCTGCAAAGTACCGGAAGAAATCACTTGAAGAAATTACCACGTTTAATAGCCGCACAGGACGTTGGGCGGAGCTGTTGATGTGGCCCAATGAAAACGAAACTTTTGGCGATTTCGTAGCCAACGGAGCGGCTTACAAAATGCTAACCGGTAACAAATTTTGGTGGGCTAATTTGCTCGATGCAGGTGCCAACGCTGGGGTGCCTATGGAGTTGCAAGCTCTTCCATCTCAGTACATGACGATATTGGCAACGTTGGGCTTCCCAAATAGAGTCGTAGGGTACAAGTTGATGGCTACGGAAATGCTCAACTTTACTCGTGAAACTGTGCTGCACGAAAAGTACTGGAATCCTGAATATTATTGGCAAGGTTCACATCTTTATGGACAATCACCACTAAAAGCAGCGTTAAAAAATCTTACTCGTAACAACTACGCCAAAACAGCCTCAGCGGCTAAGTTTGAGAACGGAGGCGCGGATGGTATTTTGTACGTGAATGACGACCGCATCCAGCCTGAGGAAGGTTTAGAGCAAGCCAAGGCCGTTAAGCAAGTGCTTGCTTCACAATACAGCGGAGCCTCCAATAGCGGCAAGATTGCTACAAGCGGCTTTCCGGTCGGATTCATCAAAGTGGGTGATTCAGTGGTAGATTTGAACATCTTGAAAGCTGAAGACCTTGACCTTCGTAGGCTTGCCAATATTTGGGGAGTTCCTTCACAGTTGCTGAATGACCCTGAGAATAAGACATACAACAACCAAAAAGAAGGGGAGAAAGCACTTACACAGCGTTGTGTAATGCCTCACCTAATTGCAACACGTGATCACCTTAATAAGAAAGTGCAAAGTGATTGGGGCCTCAAGGGTGAGAATGTTTACATCGACTTTGATGCTGATTGCTTTCAGGAACTGCACGAAGACAAGGCCGAGAAGTGGAAGTGGGTTAAAGAGCTGCCAGTACCAGAGGCCTACAAGCTCGAAATGATGGACTTAGATGTACCGGCCGATTTGCCGAAAGATCTTATTTTATTCGACAGTGGTAAGGTTACTTTGCAGGAACTTTTGGCTACGATGGATGAAACGCAGTTAGCACAGATTCAAGCCAACTTGAACGGCAGCGGAATGATAGATTATGAATCAGGAGAACCAAGCTAAAATACAGGAGATAGTAAACGAAACTATCCCCATTCTGAAAACAGATTGCCCGTTGAAACGGATACATAAAAACGGTCTTAGGCACATGATGACCGAGAAAATATGGGAGCTGATTAAATACTATGAGCAGAAGGGAGAAAATAAGGAAGAATGAACGGTTCCGTAGAAAGTATGAAAAACTTTTCTATAATCGAATTTTGAAGGCTTTAGTTAGTCAGGTTAAATCATTCACCTCAGACATCAAGACCTCAGGCTTCGCAGTGGCACAATCTCGGATGCAAACCACACTCATTAACGCCAATATCGGGCCGGTTATTCAACGGTTGTATTTGGTTGCTGGGAAAGCGAAAGCAGGGGAAGTGTATCAGCGATTAAGGAAGGAATCCAGGCAACAGAAAAACATGGGCTTTAACGCCCCCTGGACTCAGCAAATACTCGATTATTTTGGTTTATTTTTGATGGACAAAGTAGTGGTGCCTATTACAGCCACTACAAGGAAGATGATTGAGGAAAAAATAGCACAGATGATTACAGAAGGCCGCTCCATCGATTGGTTGGTGCAGCAGGTGGAGACTTCGCAGTTCCTTGCATGGAGAGCGCGCATGATTGCACGAACTGAATCCAATAGAGCCATAAACTTTGGTGCCAATATGGGTGCGCAGCAAACAGGCTTCGCCACATGGAAGGAGTGGGTCGCGGTGCATGACAATAGAACAAGGCACAGTCACCTTGAACTTGACACACAAAAAATAGACATAAATCAGGAATTCCTTCCAGGTCTTGCTTACCCTGGGGATCCAAACGGAGCGCCTGACCAAACTATCAATTGCAGGTGCCATCTTGAATACTCCATTAAGCTTGATGCCAATGGAAAGCCCATCATGGGGGCCGGTCGCACGTACACAGTAAGCCGCAGGCAATCTCGGACAGCTCAACGATTAATTAATATGCTAAACAATCAATAAAGAATGAAGAACTTTTTTAATACTAAAAATTTCAGCGGTGGGCTGATAGATTTATCGGAAAACGATAGGCGCGTAAAAGTTGCCATTTCACAAATGGGCAGCAAAGACCTTGATGGTGATGTCATCGACTCAAGCGCATACACTAAGACCTTGAACGAACGCGGCCCTAAAGCAAAGAATCAAATTTGGCACCTAACTGACCATAATCCTTCGCTGAAATCAGCCGTGGGTAAATTTAGTGAGCTGTTTGTTGAGGGTGATATGTTGGTAGGTGTTACCAATATCCCCAACACTACCTGGGGTAACGATGTGTTGGAGTTCTATAAAAGCGGACACATAACCGAGCATTCAATTGGATTCAGGACAATTAAAGAGGAAACCAAAAGCGATTACAACCTAATTAAGGAAGTGATGCTTTATGAGGGTTCCGCTGTTCTATGGGGCGCTAATCCAAATACACCAACTTTGTCGGCAGGAAAGTCCATCACTAAAGAGGAAGCCAACAGCGAATTAGAACAACTTAACAAAGACCTTGAGCTTGTAACTAAAACGCTCCGCAACGGAAACTTAAGCGACGAATCATTCGAACTTGTCGAAATGAGGTTACAAATGTTAAACGAACGTATAAAGAATTTATTTGCAGCCATCCAGCAGCAAAATGAAACCATACAACCGGCCGAGGCCATTGTACCGGACTACGCGAAGGAAATGCAATTGATTAATAACATAATAAAACTATTTTAACAATGGAAAATGAATTAAAAGCCATCGAAGCAGGCGTTAAAGGCTTCAACGAAAAAGCAGCTCAGTTTGAAGCTGGCTTGAGCGAAGTTAAATCTTCAGTTAATGTATTGCGTGATGAGGCTGATAAGAATCAAAAAGCACTTGATTCTTTGATTGCTGCACAAAATACTATTGCTAAGACCTTTGAAGGTAAGAAGTCCTTCAATCAGGTATTTGCTGATCAAGTGAAAGAAGAGTGGGCTGATTTGTCAAAGTCCCTTTCCCGTGGTGGTGGCCGTTACAAGATGGAACTTAAAGCAGTTGGTAACATGACCATCTCCAACAACCTGACCGGTGATAGTGTGGTAAACTATGGCACCAACGCCATCCTGCCATCTCAGATGCCTAACTTCCGCGACCTGATCAGAACTTCAAACAGTTCTACCTTGGTGCAGGCTTACTATCGTGAGTCAGCCGGTGAAGGTTCTATCACTGCACAAACTGAAGGAAATGCTAAAACTCAAATTGATTTTGATTTGACTGAGGTTAAAACCGTTACCAAATATGTATCTGGTTTTGCTCGTTTCTCTAAGCAATTGGCTAAATCTTTGCCTTTCTTCCAACAGACTCTCCCTACCATGTTGTTGAGAGAGTTTTACAAGGCTGAGAACAGTGCTTTCTACACTACTGTTTCAGGTGCTGCAACTGGTTCAACTACCACTTCAGAAACTGATGATGTAAAAGCATTGATTGACTACATAGCTAATCAGCGTACTGCTTTGTTCGATGCTTCCTATGCTTTGGTGAATCCTACTCAGTTGGGCCGCTTGAATAAGCTGACATATACCAACGGATACTACAGCGGAAGTGGTGGTGTGGTAACTGCTCCTAATGGCTCAATGACCATCTCAGGCGTTCCCATCATCGCGGCTCCTTGGATTGCTGATGACAAAGTGCTGATTTTGGATAACAATTTTATCGAGCGCGTTGAAGCTGAAGGTTTGATGATTGAATTCTTTGAGCAAGATTCTGACAACGTTCAGAAGAACTTGATTACTGCACGTATCGAGTGCCTTGAAGAAGTTAACCTGATGTTCCCTGCATCTGCAATCTTCGCAGACTTGGGTAACGTTGCCTAAATAATAAGGGGAGGGGCAACTCTCCCCTAATTTTTACTTATGAAGAAAGCTAAAATAATTTCCGCCTTTATCGACAAGTTTACGCGCCAATATCATAATATTGGTGAGGTTATTGTGGTTAGTGAAGATCGGTTTAAAGAACTTTTGAACAAAAATAAAATTGAACCCTATGGCGAAGAAACCAGTGAAAGTAAAGCCGCTGTGCTGAAACCTGAACGCAAAAAGAAAATAAAGTAATGTACTACAACGAAGCGCGCTATAATATTCTCACAGAAACCGGCCCAGAACCGATAAGCATAGACGATGTCAAATTTCAGTTAAACATGAGATTTGATACGACTACTGATTACGACTTCAATGACGATGATACTTTCATTGCTATGCTTATCAGCAATTGCAGGGAAGCGGTAGAAAGGTTCTGTGAGATTTCAATTATTGAAAAGTCCATCGAAGCGGAACTTCGTAATGAGTGCGGTAATATTCTTCTACCTGGCGCGCCTGTTGATGAAATTACTGCCATCGTTGATGCGGATGGTGATGCTGTGACTCAGTACACTGTAAGAGGTGGTAAGTACCCTTACATCGTTAGTCCAATGTACGACTACTTAAAAGTTACATATTCGGCCGGTTACTCTGCCGTTGGCTTGCAGGTGCCTAAATCATTGAAGCAAGCCATCGTTGAAGAAGTGGTTTGGAGGTATAGCAACAGAGGGGAGAGTAACGATGCAGGAATTCAAAGCGAACAGGCAAGAAAGCTGTTATCACAATTTAAATTGAAATCTTGGCTCGTTTAGGTGACTTTTGGCATATAGCAACATTTAAGACCGTTACTAAGACAGAGGACGGAAGCGGAGGCTATTTCGATAGCTTTAGCAATCTTTGTACGACAAGGGGAAGCCTAACAAGAACTGGCGGAGCAAGGGTATTTATTGACGGCAAGGACATGATGACGGATCTTTGTGATTTTGTTTGCTTTTATAAGACTTCACTTGAGGATAATATTACGAAAGATACGGTTATTGTGATTGAAGGAAGTACGTTTGAAATTTTGAACTATTGGAGGCAATTAGAAGATAGAAGATTCTACACTTTTCAAATTCAGCGGATTAGTTGAGTAAGTTTATAACGATAGAGACAAAAGGATTTAAGGATGTAGAAAATTTCTATCGTTCACTTAATAAGAATTCGCAAGCAGCCATGAAGATTGAAATTACTGACATGGCTCAGAAGGTTAAAGCAGATATGCAGCGCGATGCTCCGGTGGATGTGGCAAGATTAAAAAATTCTATCAGCTACGAACAAAAAGGACTAAGCGTTGAATTTGTGGCTCAGACAGATTACGCAGCTTACATGGAATTCGGAACTAAAAAGAAAGTAAGTGTGCCTAATTGGGTGGGTGGTTATGCTGCACAATTCAAGGGCCGTGGAAGTGGTGGAGTTAATAGCAAGAAAGCAATTGAGCAGTGGGCAAGTAAGAAAGGCGTGAATGATTGGAAAGCAGTTTGGTGGCACATCATGAAAAACGGAGTTAAAGCGCATCCTTTTTTCTTTACAACAAAAAACGGCCAAAACAGGATTGAACTAATTAAAAAGGGTTACCTTGAAGCCTTAAAACAAGGGCTTAAAAACGTACAACGATGACAGATTTCGGAACGGCATTAAGAGCATCATACATAGCTGCATTGGACGGAAACGTTCAATACGGCATTAAAGATGTGCCGTTCATGGATGATAAAGCTGAGACGGATGAATTCTTTTACGTTCGGGTGACTACGCAAAACATGACCAGCGCAAATACGAAAAGCTATTTTGCAGGTGAGTGTGACGTAAACTTGCAAATCGTTTCGGTGCAAAGGTCAGCGACAAGTAAAACCATCCCTGAAGTAATTGCAAGCCAAATTACAGATATACTTTTTCCAACGGTGACTACCAACGGATTAAGCATAGATGCTCCTTATAAAATAAGCTACGCAAAGCTCGTGAACACAGTGGACGATATTGCGATACAAACGGCAAGGGGTTTCGAGATTAAAAAAACATTGGTAATCAGAAATAGGGTCATACAATGATGTTGGCTTTCGCTCCCATATCAGCATTACCACTATCGGCACTACCAAGTGCAGGGAATATAATTTACTTGTCGATTGATACGGCCTATTATATTGTAAATATGCAAACGTTTGGCATAGGTGTGCATGAATACAAATTATTGGCATGGAAGTCTATTGTGGAGCCACAGCTTGCAGATAAGAGTAAGTTAGATACGAGGGGCATCGGATGGCCATCAACCTTTGAAACAAACATAACAGGATGAGCTTATTCAATAAACAAACATTAATCACCATAACGCTTGACTGCGGTACTTCGGTAGTCGGAGCTACTACGGCAAGGATATTGTACAAGAAACCGAACGGAGATACCGGATATTGGACGGCTACACCATCGACTCAATATCTGATATATTCAGTGTTGAGCGGTGACATTGATCAGTCCGGTGTATGGGAGTTTCAATCTTATGCGGTGCTGAGCGGCAAAGTGGCTTATGGTGAAATCGTTTACAGAGCATTCAAGGAACCAATTTTATAATAACACAAACAAAAAATAGCAATGGCTACAGAACTTTTAGGGTCAATAGTTACCCTGCAAATTTCAACAGATACTACAGGTGCAACCGGCCTTAAAACCATCACTTGTGAAGAGTCTTCAGATTTCAACCTTTCAGCAAACGTGAACACTACCAAAACTAAGTGTGGAAGTTTTGCAGCTGTTGATATTCCTGAAGGAACTATTAATTTTAGCGGTGTAGTGAATGGCGCGCCAGGTGGCAGTGAGCTGTCATTCAATGACCTTGCAGGATACACCAATAATAAAACCAAACTTTACGCTAAATATCAAAATGCTATTAGCGGATCCGTTGCTGTTGGTACTGCTGTTTATGCTACTGGTGTAGGCTACTTTTCAAGTGTTCAGGTTACAGCTGCCGAAGGTGATTTGATTAAGTTTACTGCGACCTTCACTTTCAGCGGAACTATTGATACAACTGTTTAATAAAAACGACCAAAAAATGAGTAAAAACTACATGACCCTATTTTTGGGAGGCATGGAGCGTGGATTGAAGTTTAACTTCGGAACGCTCCGCTTCCTTGGGGAAATAACAGACAGCGACCCTTTGAAGTTTGCAGGAAGTGGCAACCCTTCCGACCAATTCAAATTTGTGAAATCTATTGTTCATGCGGCCTTGTTAAGCAATTATCTAAGCCTCAAGAAACAACCAGACTTCACTGATGCGGAAGTAACCGATTGGGTTTCTGACCTTGGTATGGAAGATGCTACAAAGGTGACACAAGCTTTCACGTTAGCTTTTTCGGTGGAGGCACCCGGTACAGCCGACACACAGCAATAGCGAGCCGTTCGGTTGGTCGGAACTGTTAGCCGAGGCTTACGGTGAAATGGGTTTACATCCTTGGGAGCTTGACGAGTACACTATGGAGCAATTTGTAGCCAAGCGAAAAGGATTCATGAAGCGCGAATTATCTGAGTGGCATAGGGTTAGATTTGTGGCCTATTATTCGGCTGTAGGTTATTTGAAGAAAGGCACAAAGATGAGCGATTTGTTGGAACTTCCAGGCGATCCTAAACGGTTAAAGGACTTGAAAGGTGAGGAGCTAAAAGAGTGGTATGAGAAAAGAAAACAATTAGAAATTAAAGCAGGTTTAAGAGATGGCTGATAATGAAATAAAGATAATTATTGGGTCTGATACTTCAGGACTTGATGATGGAGCAAAAAAAGCCGTCAAAGCGCTTGATAATGTTAAAAAAGCATCAGGTTCTGCAACTTACGCTTTAACAAATTTAGGAAGAGTCGTACAAGATGCTCCGTTTGGATTTATTGGTATTGCTAATAACATTGACCCATTACTATCTTCATTTCAACAACTTAAAAAAGAGTCTGGAAGTGTTGGAGGAGCCTTAAAATCATTAGGCTCTTCTTTGTTAGGTGGAGGTGGAATTTCTTTAGCAGTTTCGCTTGCAACTTCTGCGCTTGTAGTTTTTGGTGATAAATTATTTTCAACTTCTGAAAAAACTGATACAGCCGCTGAATCTGCTAAAAAATACAAAGAAGAAGTAGATGCTATTAAGGATTCTATAACAAAAGAGGCAATATCTATTGAAAAACTTGTACGTTTTGCTAATGATGAAAACACAAGTAGAGCTGATAGATTAGCAGCTATTAAAAAACTTAAAGATATTGCTCCTGAATATTTTGGAACTCTTAATGCAGAAAAAACAACAGTACAAGAATTATCTAATGCTTATTCTAATTTTAGTAGTAATATACAAAATAGCATTAGAGCTAAATTATTTGGTAAACAACTTGAAGATGTAACTAAAAAAAGACTTGATTTAGAAGAAAAAATTTATTTTGTAGGAGAGGAAGAAGTAGCTATTAATGGAAAACTTGTTAAAGTTCGCAATGTAGATATGCGAACACAAAAAGAAAAGTTAATAGATAAAAATAAATATTTAGAATTATTAAATCAAGAAAAGCAATTAATTGATAAAATAAATTCATTAACTAAGCCAATTGAAGGTGAAAGCAAGGCAAATGAAGATTTAATAAATAAAAGAAAAAAAGCTGCTGAAGATGCGGCTAAAGAACAAAGAAAAATTGAAGAAGAGCAACAAAGGGAAAGATTAGCAAGACTTGAACGTGTTAAAATTGCAAGTGAAAAAATTACTCTAAAAGGTTTAACTGTTGATATTGACCCTGGTAAAATTGGTGATTTATCTAAATTATTTGGAAAAGCAGGAAATCCTATATTAAAACAAATTGAAGCATTACAAGCCGCTGGGAAACAAGTAAATGATACTTTTGTAAACATTGGAAACACAATAACACAAATTTTATCGCCAGCTTTTCAATCTGCTTTTGATTCTATACTTTCAGGTTCTCAAAATGCTTTTCAAGCATTTGGTCAAGCAATTGCAGGTGTAATAAAGAAATTAATTGCAGCGGCTGCGACTGCCGCTTTATTGGCTGTAATTATTGCGGCTGCGACAGGGGGTACAAATTTTGGTGCTGGTGTTGGAGCAGAAGTTGGTAATTTTTCAGCAGGGTTTAAGGCTTTATTCAGTCAATTAGGCGGCTTTAAATTCGCAGACGGTGGCATTGTAACCGGCCCAACACGCGCCTTAATCGGTGAGGCAGGCCCTGAGGCGGTTATACCATTATCGAAGTTGGATAACATCGTTGGAGGCAATCAAAACATCTTTGTAACAGGAATCTTGAGCGGTGAAAATATTTACTTACAACAGCAACGAACAAGCGCGCGGAGGAGTAGATTTGTATAATGGCTTACGAACTTACATACACAGCAAATTTTACCAACGAACAGAATCAGCTTGTTGAGGTCAATATTTACGAGCTTGACCCTGATGTAATCCCTACAAGTGCTGAAAATTATCAAGTTACTTCGCTTAAAATTTCAGCCAATAGTGAAGATCAAGATTTATATGCTACAATTATAAGTAAAGAATTACAGTTAGGTTTGTGGTGTGAATCTTCACAAGTACTTACTTGGGAGTCGTTTATTAGTTACGAGTATACAAAATGGAAAATAACAGTAGATATTGATTCTGTCAATATGTTTACTGGATTCTTAACACCAGAAGAATCCTATGGGCCGCTACAAGATAAGCCTTATGAAATAATACTTACAGCTACTGATGGACTTGGCCTATTAAAAGGATACGAACTTAGAAAAGTTAATGGAGATAAATTTAATGCTCTTCATTATTTGAAGGATTACATAGCAGGTGCATTGTACAAAACTGGTTTAGATTTAGATATAAAAATTTATTCTTGCTTATTTTATAATGGTAATTTAGATAAGGGAGATGGTTTGCAATATGATATGTTCAACCAAAATAAAGTGAATTGGAGAACATTTCTTAAAGATTCTACTACTTATGAAAATTGTTATGATTCTTTAAAGATACTACTTGGTGGATGGTGTTCAATTGTTCAGCATGAAGGAAAGTGGCAAATAATGCTACTTAGTGAACGCCAATATGTCCCTGATAAATGGTATTGGGTTAATTATGATTATACAGGAACTTATGATACAAGTGGTTATGTAACATCTATTAGCAGCGATGTAGGCAAGGATGAAGAAATGTATGCTATCAATGAAAATCAAGTTATAAGTAGCAGGGTAGCATATAAACAAAGCAAAACAATTTATTACTATGAATCGCCTCAAGAATTAATTATTAATTCTAATTTACAAAACTTAGGTAACTTTTTATCTGGGCTTTCAGGTACATATAATAGAGCATATGCGCTTTACGAGTGGTCAAGGTGGCAAAATGCTTTAAATGTAAAAACTGCTTATAGTGGTTCAGGCCCAGATTATATAAATGTTGAAATAGATGAATTTGGTAATCAAACTGATAGATACTTTGCTGTTGAAGGTGATTTAACTACATTTAAATTTATTCAAAATAATAACGATGACTTTTATGTAGATGAAAGCGACAAAATAACTATAGGTATTTCAATGCGCATGAAATTAAATGGTGCGCTTGGTGGTGAAATGCTTAGCTCATCCGGTTGGACTACAACAGGCTGGAGCGGTTCTTTTGCAGGTGGTTTTACTCATAATATTGGGAATACATCAACGCTAAGTAACAGCGTTTCAGCAACAGCAAATAATTACTACAAAGTAACTTTAACTATTACAGGAAGAACAAATGGAGCTGTAGATATTGGTTTTGGAGGAGGCAGTGTTAAGGATATAACACATAGCGGACAATATGAATTAAAAACTTCAAGTACTGCTGGTTTTTCAATAACACCTACAAGTTCTTTTGATGGTACTATAGTAATTTCATTAAAATTAATTACCATATCAAGCGGATACGCTTTAAGACCTATTTTATCAGTTCAAAGGGACGGAACAGATGGGACAAGTGTTTATGATTATTATACACTAAATACTAATGGAGCTTGGATTAATGATGTAGCATTTTATTTTACTTATCTTGATCCTGCCAATGACGATGTAACACAATGGAAAAATGTAACTATTGAAGCAGCTAATTTTCCTGTGAGTGGTATTGTAAAACTTTCTCTTTATGCTTGGAATGTTGATGGTGGTAATATAGCAGAATACAAAGACATAAAAGTAACTTACATTCCTTATGTAAGAGGTTCATATCAGGAACTACTTGGAGATTACCATCTTAATGCACAAACAACAAATTACCCTGATAAATTTGAGCAAGAAGTTAAAATTTCTGATTCTCCAAAGCGTATTATTAAGGGTGCCATGTTTGCTGATTTATCAGGCACAAATTACCTAATTAAAACAAGTTGGTATAGGTATCCAAATAGTGAAGTATTGAATTTTAAGCAAGCTGTAAACTATGGAAGATACAATCAGGGCTATCGTAGATTCTATAAAATAGAGGGAGATTTTACAGCATTAACAAATTTAAGTTTGCATAAACAATACAGATTTGTAGATTTAACGCCTGATAGGTGGTTTGTTATATTACCATCGCTTGAAATGAATTTAATAACCGGAAATAGTCAGGTTGTTTTTGTTGAAGTCAAAAAGGACTCCAACGATGGCACACAAACAGGAACAACAGACGAATTTAACTATATTTTTAAATAATGGCAGAACCAGTTTTAGGCAGTAATGCCATCATGAGAATATTTAAGAATGGAGCTTATCGCGACTTTGTTTGTGCGACTGATATATCCATCGAATTTACTACAGAACTCAAGCCTACCAAAACAGTAGGCGATGGAGTTTGGAAACGCTACAAGCCACAATCCTTGGGCTATACGGTGAGCCTTAACGGAGTGATGAAGCTAAACGAAACGGATGCAGCCGCTTTTGATTTGTTGGCTGAGCAAATCGCCTTCCATGAGGTACTATTTAGAATCACCTTTGAAGATTCAATCAGCAACGTTAAGGCAATTTTTGGTAGCGGTGTGATAGAGTCAAGTTCCTTCAACGGCCCAACGGAAGGATTTACTACAGAATCGTTCAAAATAACCGGTACTGGGGAGCCTGATATTTTTGATACAAAAACACCATGCACAGCTACTTTGTCGGCTAACATTAGCACCAGGGCGGACGATCCTGCTCATAACTATCAGATAAATATCACAGCATCGAGCAGCGGCTGCGATTCTATAGGCTATTCCATCAATGGTGCGCCTGTTGTTATTACAGATTGGACAGGCGGAACAACTGGACTTATTCCGATACAGCTTTCAAGTGGCAGCAATACAATTTATGTAATCCCAATTTGCACAAACGGACTTTTTGCTACAGCTGTAACCTTGACACAAACAGTGTAAAATAAATTGGCCTAATTAGGGTGCAATTGATAAAATTTAAGTTATTTCGATTATGGCAGCGTTCAATAAATTTAACTCATTCGTCGAAGCACTTGCTGAAGGGTACCATAACCTTGGAAGCGATGTGTTAAAAATAATGCTTACCGATACGCTGCCTGTTGCAACCGATTTAGACACTGCGGATATTATTGAAATCGATGAGGTTAACGGATACGCAGCTGGAGGTATTGTAATAAATAACGTTAGCAGCACTCAAACGGATGGAGTTTATAAACTTGTTTTAGCAGATGCTACGTTGTCAGCTTTTGGTGGTGATATTGGGCCTTTCAGATTTGCAGTAATTTATAACAGTGACAATGATTTGTTGATTGGTTGGGCTGATTATGGTGAAGAATTAACGCTTTTAAACGGTAATTCGCTTGTATTTGATTTTGATCAGGTATTAGGAGTTATTCAAATCGGTTCAGGCGGTGGACAAGCTGAAACATTAGCAACACCTACCAATTTTGAAGTACAAATAGCATCACCATCCGCTTTGCAGCTTATTTGGGATGCAGTAACCGGGGCCAACAACTATATAATTGAAAGGTCAGTTGATGGGGTTACTTCGTGGACAGTAATTTACATGGATGATGTGGTAGGCTTTACAGATAGTGGACTATCTGCCGCAACTTTGTATTATTACCGGATTCATTGCACAGGTTCAGGTTATTTTGATTCTGATTACGCTTACTTAACCGGTACAACATCATCGGCTACAATTCCACTCGATGAAGCTATTTTAATTTTACAAGTTGGTCAATCCAATGCTGTAGGCCGTGCGGATGCTGACCCAGCTCATGAGGTAGCCGTACCAGATGGAGTTTATGAATATAAACCTAATATAAACGATATTCTTCCATTAGCTGACCCTACGGGGATGGTTGGAGACAATTCAAGGGCCACTGTGCGCTCCATGAATCCTAATCTTGGAAAAATATTGGTCGAAGGTTTAAATAAAGCGGTAATAATAATTCCTGCGGCTGTAGGGAATACATCTATTGTCACATGGATTAATACTTCAAGTTCATTATATACAACAGCACTAAGCAGGTGGAATGCTGCTAAGGCTTTTTGTGCTGCTAATGGAATTACTATTATTGGAGCCTATGCACATTGGTTGCAAGGTGAGAATGATGCCGGTGCGATGGATACGGATACCTATCTTGTGAATTTGAATACTATGGTAGATTTGCTGACTGAAAATTTCAGCATTGATAAAGTTTTTGCAACGAGAATAGGTTATGACCCAAATTACACATCAGCTGCGAATAGTGAAAAAATAATGAATGCCATCAAGTTACTGAACTATTCTAAAGATAGTTTGATTGTGGATTCATTTGCTCCTTCAACTTTTACTACAGGTAATAGCAAAATGAAATCAGATGGAGTGCATTATACTGTTATTGGACTCAATGAAACAGGCGAAGATGTGGCCGATAGTGTTATAAATTATCGGAGCAATAATAAAAAAACAATTTTAACGGAGAATGTTACAGCTTTGCAGGATCCTGTTGGATATTATGACGATATTTATCTATTTAGGTCGCTGACTCCACTTTTAAATAATACAGGATACAAAGAGTTGTTTGATAGAAATAATCTAACACTATCAAGCGGAAGTCCAAATTATAACGGAATATATGGTTTAACAATTCCAGGTTCTACTCCATTAACACCTGCAACGGTTAGAACATTAACTAATACGCATGATTGGTCGATTGATGTAACTTTTAGGATGGATGGCATATCTTCAGGAATGCTTATTACCGGTCGAAGTTCAGGCAATTGGGCGAATGACTGGTTGTGGATTTCAGGAGCTTCATCAATACAACTAAACGGTAATGGAGTAACTAAAACAGTTAGTTTAACCGGTGCAAATTTTAATCAATTGAGCAATTTGGTCATAACTTATGCTTATCTGACCAACACTGTGAATGTATATTACAACAGTGTACTTAAATCAACTTTTACTGATTGGGTATTTTCATCATTTAGATTAGAATCAATTGCAAGGGGATATCAAACAACACCAACGACAGAAATTTTCAAAGGTGTTATTGAAAGAGTAAGAATAGTCAAAAAGACTTTGGCATCTTGGGAATTTGACCGCTCACCAAATTTTACAGTTAGTCCATCTTACGACTGGCAATTTGATTTTAATGGCACAATCAATGAATTAAACGGTGATGTATCAACTGCAATGAAGTTGTACACAACTAACGCGGATACATTACCTGTATTTGATGCCAACGGATTAGTATTTGACCAATCGGCTTATTTGAGATTTGGACAGCAATTGGAATTATCTGGTGATTTTATAATAGAATTCAGATTAAAAGATACAACCGGAACAGGTCAGAAGGATATTGCTCGAGGTGGCACTACTCCAGGAAATCCAGCTGGATCAATTATTAATTTGGATGGTTCGCCTCACTCATTATTTTATTTATACACTCCAACAGGAACAACTAACTGGGCTTTAGGAAGTGGTTTTGTAACAACAACTTTTCACACTTACAAAATAGTTCAAAATACAACTGCATCAACATTGGAACTATTTATTGATGGAGTTAGCAAAGGCACTAAAGCAATTAAAACAGGATTCACTTTATCTACTTTAGGAGGTGGTAATCCTCAAAGTACTGGACTTATTGGAACGATTGATTATTTCAATGTTAAAAATAGTATATGACTTTCTTAGATAGAATAAAAGAAACTTCCACTTCAACCGGTACAAGTACTTTTACTTTGTCCGGTGCTGCAGTTGGATATAAGGC